TCAAGCCTGGCACACCAGCGTGGCACATGCTATGAGTCAAGTAGAATACAAACCAACAAAGTGTCAAAACTGCGGCGACTACAGTCATTGCGGAAGTGCCAACTGGCGTGAAGAGCGTGACTACGACGGCGGTTTTAATTTAATCAAAGCATGTGATGCATGTAGATGTAGTAAATGTAGTAGCTCAAGTTACCAGGACGGATAAAAATCTACAATGAATCAATATCTACTAGAAAATTTCAACAACAATACGCTGGACTACAGTCTTGATCGTTACAATTGGCCTGACAAAGTTTTAAAAATTATTCAAGAACACTATCCTCAAGTAAAAAGCCTTGAATATATACACAATGATGTAAGTCCAAACGACATATCAAAAATCACAGGACTAGTTCAAACTGCTTTTCTCAGCAAAGAATTAAGCACTATGCTAGACGCATTTGCTGAAGAATATGTTAAGCCATTGATTGGCAATCAATCTTACTTGATCAAACGTCAACCAACACTGAATTGTGTTATTCCAAATCAAGAAGCCAGCGGCAGACGCTTACCATTTCATCAAGGTATTTTTTATGACAACGGCCGTGGTCAAGCAACTATTTGGATGCCATTAACTGAAACATACCAAAGTAACAGTATGTGGATTATGGATCTTGAACCCAGCCAACGTCTCACACAACAAGTGGTTAGAGAACGCTGGAGTGTAGAAAAATTTGAACAAGAGTGTGAAAAATTATCAAGACCAGTTACACTAAGTCCGGGGCAAGCACATCTGTTTGCACAAGAACACATACACGGTAACATCAATAACGTTACAGATATTACACGTTTTGCTATTGATTGGCATGTGTTGATCAAAGGTGAAGAATGTCATCGTCGCTTACCAGGAGGATTCTTTAGATTGCCTGGTGATCATACCAGCGATGTCAACGTCGATACAAACAAAGAATACATTTGTTATATGAGCAACAACAGTGAGTTTGACAAACACATTGGCAAGCACAGTCAGCGTTGCACAATTGAACACTATCTTGACATGCACAATATTCGTCACAACGGTTGGCAATTTGAAAATGAATACCTATACCATTTGCCAATCTTTAGTCACTTGCTGGAACAAAACATAGATGCTATTGTTGTATTGAGCATGTATAGTATACCTGACACACTGTTAGAACGTGCGCTAGAACTTGGAGTTGAAATACACTTTGCAAATGAACTAATGATCATGCGTACCCAAGAAGATCTAGATAAAATTTTAGAATACAAAAGTTTTTATGTACCTAAAAAAGGATTACTCAGTTTTGAATAAGCCTTAGGACCGTAATCCTCGGGCTTGGGCGGGAACTGCCTGAGAATCATGAATCGCTACCCTGATTTTCCAAGTGCCACTTTTTCACAGCAATAAGTATCACTATGAAAACTCCTGATTCCAATGACATACAAGAGCATTACAATCCTGACGAATGGCGAGGTACACCAGACAAACTTGGACACTTGTGCGATATCTATCCGTGGATATCCTATTTGCCTGGCAAAAAAATCTATCTTGTGCTATGGTGTAGTACAAATCCGGAAGATTTGCCAATTGGATATGACTACTATATTTTAACCTGGCATAACGAACCATTGGATCCAGACTGGATCAAACAACAACAAGCAAACACTAGTGGAAAATTTTATATATTGATGCCTAGAAAAAATTACAATCTAGACATACCCAATGTAATTTTTTTACCATACTATGAATGGGATCACGACTGTGCAAAAACGTTACGATGGTTTCCTGATATACAACAAAGAGAAATCAAATACAAATACAGTGCTATCTGCAATCGAATTACACAAAACAAAATTTGGATTACAACTAAGTTACTTGAAACAGCAAAAGACCAAAGTTTAATTGTGCTTAATGCCTGGTTACAAGATAAAAATGTTCATAACTGGGATCCAACTGGTGAGCCAATTCTTGACAATCTCACAACTACATTCAGAAACAAATGGCAAGGTGTTACGATTTCTGATGAGTATAAAAACACTTTAAATCATCAACGTTACAACAGTAACCCTTGGCAACCTGCATACATCAACACTGCATTGCATTTCAACAACGGTGGATTTCATTACAGTTTAATGCAAAATCCAGATGGTACCAGTTTTATACATCCTGGTCCAGAAGTGTGCGAAAAAACTGTCAAGTGTTTGCTTAGTGCAACTCCTTTTATAAACTGCAATCAATTTGATACCTATAATACTCTTAGAGATTTTGGAATGCATTTTGACT